ATAATATAGAAAAACGCGCGGACGCGCACGCACCCCCGCCCCCCCGCCTGTGACGCGCAAGATTTAGACGCGCAACGGATAGCAGTAGACTTTAAATCGTTTGCTATTCCGCTTTGTTAGTGGTTCGTAAGGTGGAGGAACGCGAAAAGCTTAGAATCGATGGCGAGGAAATGGCGATGGCGAGCGAATCCGCTTTGGCGTGGAACATATCATCATATCATGATGCGTTGATGCGTTGTTTGCGGAATGAAAAAAGGTAGGGAGTAGTAGAAATGAATCGAAAGCGCGATCTCGTATCGTATCAATTCGCGTTCCGATTTGCTCGTCATCTTGTGCCATCGATTGCCTCGATTCGCGTCTTTATTGATCCATAGCTCGCGGATTAGATTGTCGTCCAGTCTGCGCAATTCGGTTGATCCTTTGCCATGAAATGGCACTTGATCCGCGTATCGCGTAGGGTGGAACGCTAGTTTTCAAGCGGGTAAGAGCAGAAAGTGTATTTGCGTGTAAAGTTTTTCTTGTTTTTGCGCTCTTTGTAGTTTATGGTGTTTTCAATTCGCAATGATGCGGACTATAACAAAAAGGATGATTACGATGAAAATATTAACGAGCGGAAACGCTAAAATAGTAAAAGGTGAGAAATTCGGATACATGACGCAAGGTATCCACTTTGCACCAAGTGATGTAAGCGGATACAATGTTTGTCCAAGCGCTTCTAAGGGTTGCGCATTGGCTTGTTTAAACACAAGCGGACGCGGACGCATGAAAAGCATTCAAGATTCAAGGATTAAAAAGACTCGTTCTTTCTTTTCTGACAAGCAAGGATTTCTTTGCAATCTAGTCAAAGAGATTGAAAGCGCTTGCAAGAGGGCGGAAAAGAAAAGTTTGCGTCCTTGTTTTCGTTTAAATCTTACAAGTGATTTGCCATGGGAAAACATCCGTTGCAATGACGGACAGAATATATTTGAGAAATTCCCTCAAGTCACCTTTTACGATTACACCAAAGTTTTCAAGCGGATGGAAAATTATCTCAATGGTGAAATGCCAAAGAATTACCATCTTACCTTCTCGCGTTCCGAATCCAATGATCAACAAGCGCGTCTTGTCTTGGCAATGGGTGGAAATGTGGCAGTAGTATTCCGTAATCAATTGCCTAAGCAATGGGAAAATAGAAATGTCATTGATGGGGACGAATCCGATTTGCGTTTCAATGATCCACAAGGATGCGTTGTCGGACTAGTCGAAAAGGGAGACGCTAAGAAGGATTCAAGCGGATTCGTTGTATCAATATAAACTACAAAAGGAGACATTTAGAGACATGGCAATCTTACAACTACTAGCAATCTTTTGGGGTCCCTACTTGTTGGTAGGGGCGTGGATCAAACTTAAACAACTTATTGAAAGGAAATAGAGAAATGGAATTTATGAGTAAAAACGAAAAAGCGGTTTCCGCATTTATAGAGGGAAAGACAATGGACGAAGTAAAACAAGCGATTCGCGATTTAGCGGAAAGCGCTTGGAATGCTTCATTTCTGCACATTCAAAACGCTCTTAGCGTGGAGAGTGGAGACTTTGCCTCATATATTTTGGGCGGAGAAAAGTTTAATTTCTCAAAGGATTCGCAAATCGCTTGGTTGGAATATTACGCATCAAGAGAGATTAAAGAAACATTGGAAAGGTGGGATTGTTGCGATGCGTCCATTGAACAAATGAAACATGCATGCGAGGTTTGCGAGGTAATCTCATTCGCATTCCCATGTCCACAAGATTAAGAAAAATGAGCTACAAGAAAGAACATCCCGAATGGATTGCACCAAGTGATTTCCGCTTGGATGAATTAGAGAAATTAGGATTTAAGGACATCTCATGGCATAATGATGAATGCCCATTTTTTGAGCATGAGAAATGCGGATTAAATCTGCATGTCGATTACCAAAAAGAGATGAATAGCGGATTCCTTGGTGATCCATCAAAGCCATTCATGAGGTATCACTTATTCCAATGCGAATACGATGAAGAGACTAAGGAATACGATCTAAGCGGATGGAACGCGGATTTGCTCATCTCATCCAATTCTTTCGCGGATATCATCAAAGCAATAAAGGAGAAACAAGCATGAATTACGAACTGATCGAATTAACAATAAATTTTGAGAACAAGGAGAGCGAATGCATGATAGTGTCGCTAGACTCAACAGCGCATCAACTAGTCCGCGATTATATCAAAGCTAATGGCTACGAACTAATCGAGAAACCCATCGAGGAGAACGCATAACATGGAAGCGACAAAAGAGAAACGCGCCACATTTTGGAACAAGGGATTACCGACTAATTTTGATATCGGTCAATCATTGGAAGTCATTTGGGAGGTCATCCATGAATGGAGGGAAGACTTACAAAACCATGAGAAAAATGAGAGGGAAGAGGATGTTGATAATGTAAATACTGCCATGTGGTGGATTATGGAAGAGCTAGGATATGATATTGATCATGGAGCAATCATTGAAAGAAACGAGAACGCATAATATGAACGATACAAAAGAGAAACGCGCCACATTCACGCAAGGACCTTGGGTTATAAGCAATGTCATTAAGCACGGCGCGAGATGTTACCGCACAATTAGGCAGAAAGGAAGATTCAAACTTGCGGAAGTGTTTGCATTCAATGAATGTGCAACGGGTACGGAAGAAGGCAGAGCAGAAGACGAGGCCAACGCGCGATTGATCGCGGCGGCTCCGGCGATGTACGAAATGTGCAAGCTATTCGAGAAAGTGCTGATAAGGGCTTACGTCATGGCGGGGGATAGTGGCGCCAAAGGGGAACTAGAGAAACTCCGCGAGGTTCTCGCCAAGGTAGAGGGGGGTGAGGGATGAGGTTGTACTATGTAAGATATGACTCACTTGAAGGTCATAACACAGCCATGTTGTTTGGTTCCAAGAAAGATGCCAAGAAATGGATAAGAGAAAATAAAGATGACTTTGATTATGTGGATGACGAACCGATCCCATGTTTTCTCAAGTCTACAAAGAAAAGCGATATTATCGCTTGGGTAAATCATTACACAGAAAAGCCATGAGCAGCAAACAAACTGACAACGATATGATCCCGCGTCTCGCGCTTGGGCTGGCCGTATTCCTGGTAATGAAATTAGCGCCCCGCGTTTTCGCGTGGTGGAACAAGAGAAAGGACAAAACGATATGAGTGAAGGATATGAATTTAGTACAACGCAAATGGCAGTTGCAATTCTTGCTACTTCCGCGGGTTGTAAAGTTTCTATGACCACAATTGAAGACTTGCCTGATAGGTTTACGAAAAGTAGCCCGGTAGGTCTTGCAGTTTACGGATATGAAGATCACTTTGTGGTCCACATGGATGGGATTGTTGAGTTTGTGCCATCAGGAGAAAGAACAGAAAATACGGACGATTGGATTATATACTTAGCAAGATTGATAAACAATTTCAGGACTAAGAAGAAAGATCGCGTAACTCATCAACCCCGTACCCCTGTTTAAAATCGTTTTGATTTCTTGCGTGGTAGTTTTATCATCCTAATCATCAAAATCAATCCTAGACCCCTTCTTGGCAACGAGAGGGGGTCTTTTGCGTCTGTATGTGATCTTATGTAGTCTACCATAATGCTTTCTTGATGGGTTTGTCATCATTTAGCACCGGTTTCGGGGGAGAAAGGTTGAATCGTCCGCTCGCGGGGGCGAAGTCCATCTTCGTGGCCATGTTTTCCCCATTTCTGTTCTTGGCGACATTGAAATGAATCTTACGGGGGTTCCCATCGTCCTCATCGCGGGAAAGGAGAAATACGCAATCGGCATCTTGCTCGATGGATCCACTTTCCCGAAGGTCCGAGACGATTGGTCTTCGGTTATTGGTTTCACATTGACGCGAAAGTTGGCTTAACGCGAGAATCGGAACCCCTAACTCCATGCTTGTTTGCTTTAGGACCCTCGAAATATGAGAAACCTCTTGGACTCGCGAGTCATGACCAGGTGCAGAGAGTAGCTGTAGATAATCGATCACCGCGAGTCCGACTTGTCCTTGGATAACTTCCTGAGCGAGAAATGCACGGAAAGAATCAACGGTGGATGCAGAATCGTCCTTGAAAGTAATTGGCCATCCACGCATTCGATTCTTGGAATCCTCTAGTTTTCTCCGATCTTCATTGGTGAGATCACCCTTCTGCCTTGGACGGGCAACTCCACAATCATGGGAAAGTAATCGTCCACTACATTCTGCCGCTCCCATCTCCAAAGATGCATACGCTACCCTCAACCCCTTCTGTGCAATGCCATGAGAAAGCTGAATAGCAAATGCGGATTTCCCTACTCCAGGACGAGCCGCCATGACATACAACGCACCTGGTCGGAATCCACCTCCAAGAATAAGGTCGAGTTTATTGAATCCTGTACTTACTGCTGACGAATCACCCGCATCGATGTTGAGGAACTCGGCATAGGCTTCGTTGGCCGCAGTTCCCACCTTCACTTGTCCTCGTCCTTTGGTAAGTGCCTTGGCTACTCTCGTATTGAATCCACCAGCGATTTCCTCCG